CTGTGCAATTCTCGTGTGAGTGGACAAGACCCCCGTGCTAGCGCACGGCTTGGGCCACCTCTGCTTTCCTGGATTAATATCTTGTGGACGAACCTTCTTGAACCTACCACCAGTAGCAAGATAACTCTCGTTGACGCACATGGAGACATATGCAGCAACGGACTTATTGGTGATAAAGCCATCAGATCTCTGCTTGTCAACCTCAGAAATAGACTTGTCCTCCAGTCTATTTCTAACAGGGATCTGAGTACGGCGATACAGTGCCCTGTCCGCGGGCACTGCAGGTACGTTGAGGGCTCGTATATACTTCGTTGGGTCATGAGGCCCATTGTGTTCTGCATTCTGGCACAGGTAAAGTTCCCAGAGGGCTTTACGACACCAAGACGGTACTCTAAGCCGTCCCTTGCAAGGGTGTCCAAGCCCCCCCAGAGCCGCGGGAAGCTCTGGAGGTCTGTGCTTCTTGACAGCCAACCGACGCTGAGTCTGGTAAATTGTTCTAGCACAACGTGCAAGACGGTTGAAAGAAGAAGCGTCCACAGAATGCTGACTCATGACCCCATTACCTTTCCTGACAAACTCCTTGAGGGACGGAGGTCTAAAGGACTGTATCCCAACCCCGTCGCGGGCCGACAGGGCATAGGCTTCACAGAACACGAAACCTATCTTAGACCTGTAAGACTTTCCCTCATGGAGCTCGCTTCCTACACCGCGGGCCCTTGCGGCATAAGAAGGAACGTTATCCTGATGAGTCACGGCAGCAAGGTCATCTCCACAGATGATCCGAGCTGGTCCCAATTGACTGCTCATCCAGTGGTTGAGGAGACTAAGAATCGCGAAACTACAGGGCGTGCCCATAAGCGAACCGCGAGACTTAGGTATCTCCACAGCTCCGTCAACGACGGGATAACGTTCTCGGCACATAGCCGCCACGCTCTTCGTCATGTCCGACAAGCGGTAGCGGACAAAATGCGGATTCTGGCCAACTCCGAGGGACTCCTGGAGTTCGTGGCAAAGAAAGGTGGGGAGACCTGCCTTTCTGAGACCACTAATGACCGCCAAAATCGCATCATGTCCAAAACCGTCGGTTGCACAAGTAAGATCCGCAGACAAGAAAATCTTACTTACATGACGAAAGCCAGCAAGTCGCTGCAAAACGGCCTCTTCCGTGTGCGGGGCATACGGAAGTATCTGTGGGACGTTAGCGAGCAGTACTGGCCAGAGGACCTGTCTTACAAGGTCACCTCTGGCGAAGCAGTGCGCCGGTGGAATGGTAATGATCCTCGCCTTCATCCCGAGCTCGGCAATTACAGAGGCGTGATGTACAACTCTGGATCCCTGCGAATCGCGGAGGACCTTACAGGTTGCCGCTGCAAAGTTGCGTTCCGCACTTGCTACTGTGGGATAGAGGTGCATCATGCCCTTACGTATTTTGCTGCTCAGTCTGAGCCCGAAGACATCGGCGATGAAACAGTCGGACTTTCCGTAGCCTGGACGAGGCATACCACCCCGAAGGGTGGTGCTAGATGCCTTCATCCACGCACCCCGCGATTGACTCGCGATGTAACCGGAATACCCTCCTGCCCGCCGATCAGCTTCGACCACAGCTGCAGACGATGTAGGCGAGGAAAACG